GGCGCTGGTCGGACGCCTCGTACTCGCGCTCGATCCTCGAGACGCCCTTGATGGTGGGCGTCGAAACGATAAGCACCTTGCGCCGGGCGAAGGTGCGCGTCCTGGCTTCCGCCAGCGCCACCGGATCGCCCTCGCCGTCGATGTCGCCCGGATAGCCGTCCACTTCGTCGAGAAACAGGTAGCGCACCGGCATGGAGCGCAAGCCCACCGCCGAGTTGGCGCCGGTCATGGCCAGCAGCCCGCCGGGAAAGGACTTGGTCAGCATCGTATTGCCGGAATCCCGCGAGCGGGCGGGCTTGACCAGCTTTGACAGAACCGCGCTTTCCTCGATCAGCGGATCGACCCGCTGCCTCGAGTTTCGTTTGGCCATGTCCACCGTCGGCAGAACCGCCAGCATCGGCCCCGGCGCGTGATGGATGACATAGCCGATCCAATTGTTGCCGCACTCGGTGCCGCCGATCTGAGCCCCCTTCATGAACACCACCCGCTCGATTTTCGAGGCCGGCGACAGGCAGTCCATGATCTCCTTGAGATACGGCACCCGCGACGTGCGCCAGGGGCCCGGTTCGGACGCCCCCTTGCCTGACAGTCGCCGATGCTGGTCGGCCCACTCGGAGACCGTCAGCGTTGGGTCCGGGCGCAGGCCCTGATCGAAGGCCTCGCCGTAGATCTCAGCCGCGTCCGGAATCACCTGATAGTTCCTCGCACGCCGCACGGACTTCGGTGGTCAGCATTCCATGCACCCGTTGTTTGTCGGTCTCCGCCGCCAGCACTGCGGCGAGGCGCTCGGGGATATTCAGCAGCGCATCCCTGACCACCCGCGCCTTGTTGAACGCGGCGACCTTCACGTCGTCGGCATCTACGTATTTGCCGGCCTCGACCTTGGCCTTGATCTCAAGAAGCTTCGCCCTCTCGACCTCGCTCTTGATGCGGGTCTTGAGCAGCAGGGTCGGCAGGTCGCTCCCCATTTGCGGCAGCGCCGGAACGTCCAGAACCGCGCCGGGCGCCGCGGCGCGCCTCTCGGGCCGGACCGGCTCCCGGACCGCCGCCAGGGCGGCGGCGGCCTGATCCGTATCCACCTTGCGGCCCGTGAGCTTGATGACGCTTTTGGCCACCATCTGGCCGACGTACTGGCGGGACACCCCGCGTTGACGGGCGTATTCGGCCTGACTGACAAGCATTTTCGGACCGCGTTCCCATGGTTGGAGCGCCCTCAAAAAGCACTGAAATTACAATCGATTAGAGTTGATAAGCGCCGCGATTGAAGCGTGTATGCGGTCACCGAAACGCTTGGCCCAGGAGGCGCGCAAATGACCACCAACACACGCGAAACCGCGCTCGACGCCTTCATCGCCAGGAAGGCCGAGATCGACGAAATGCTCACCCGGATACAGGGCCTGAGCGACGACCACTTCAACGTCCGCCCCGACGACGTCCATTGGGGCCACGTCGGCGACCTTGCCCACTACGCCGAACACCTGCGCCGCATCACGGACAGCGCCTTCCACGAGGGCGAACACGCCGAATAACCAACCTCACCCGCAACCAAGGAGACCGACCATGAAACTCAACGACCTGAAAGTCAGCCAACTCGCCACGGCCTGTGGCGCCATCACCGGCAAGCCGGTCACAGTCAAAAGCTTCAACTACAAGGCCAGGGCCATCGAGCGCGTCGAAGCGCTGATGAAGGAACACGACCTCACCATGACCGACGTGCTCAAGGCCGCCGGAATCACCATGCTCGACGGCGCCGAACCCGAGGCCCCGAAACAGGCCAAGGCCCAGCACCGTAAACGGGCGACCAAGCAAGCCATGCTGATCGACATGCTCAAGCGCGACGAGGGCGCGGCCATCGGCCAGATCATCGAGGCCACCGGATGGCAGCCCCATACGGTGCGCGGTGCCATCAGCGGCGCGCTCAAGAAGAAACTCGGCCTCGCCGTCACCTCGACCAAGAGCGAAACCGGCGAGCGCGTCTACCGGATTTCGGAATGACGGAGGAGACAATGAAGCACATCCAAACCCCAGACATTCGGCGTGACTGCTTCATGCCGTGGCGCCATCTTTATCGTCTTTGATCTCGTCAAACGTCCGGCCGCCGCCTTCCAGCATCGCCGTGAGGCCTGAAAATTCTTGCCAGCGTGTGACGATGACGTCCGCGTATTTGGGGTCCAGTTCCACCAGTCGCGCACTTCGTCCCGTTTTCTCGCAGGCGATCAGAGTCGTGCCGGAACCGCCGAAGGGATCGAGCACGATGTCGCGGCTCTTGGAAGAATTCCGCACCGCCCGCTCGACCAGCGCCACCGGCTTCATGGTCGGGTGCAGATCGTTCTTGCGGGGCTTGTCGACAAACCAGACATCGCCCTGGTCCCGGGCGCCGCACCAGAAATGTTCGGTGCCTTCCTTCCAGCCGTAGAGGATCGGCTCGTACTGGCGCTGGTAGTCGGCGCGCCCCAGCGTAAAGTTGTTCTTGGCCCAGATGACGAAGGTCGACCAATGCCCGCCGGCCTCCCTGAACGCCTTTTGCAGGGTATGCAGTTCCGAAGACGACATGCAGATATAGGCCGCGCCCTTTGTCACCGTGAGGATGTTGACGCAGGCGTCGTACAGAAATGCCTCGAACCCCTCGCCGAGGTTGTCGTTCAGGATACGGCGGTCCTTGCCGCGCATCTTGTCCTTGGCGCTGTTACCATAATCCACGTTGTAGGGCGGGTCCGTGAAGCAGAGGTCCGCCAGACCGCCGTCCAGAACCTTCTCCACATCGGCCAACGCCGTGGCGTCGCCGCAAAGCAGGCGGTGGTTGCCGAGCACCCAGAGATCCCCGGGCCTGGTGACCGGTTGCTCCGGCGCTTCCGGAACCTCGTCGTCATCGATATTGCCGGCGGCGGTCTCCGTTCCCTGGAGCAGCCGATCGATCTCGTCGAGATCAAACCCGGTAATATCGAGATCGAAGTCCTCCGCCCGGAGCTCCTCTAACTCGAGGCGCAGCATGTCCTCGTCCCAGCTGGCGTTCTCGGCGATCCTGTTGTCGGCGATGACCAGGGCCCGGCGCTGGGTCTCGGAAAGATGGCCGAGCCGGATCACCGGCACGTCGGTGAGCCCGACCTTGCGGGCCGCCAGCAGACGGCCATGGCCGGCGATGATCACGTCGTCCGCGCCGACCAGGATCGGATTGACGAACCCAAACTCGGCGATGGAGCCGGCGATCTGCGCGACCTGCTCGTCCGAATGCGTCCGCGCGTTGCGTGCATAGGGGACCAGTCGATCCACGGGAATGTGTTCGATATTCAGTTTCATCTCGATGACTTGACAAAGTTCGGCTTCGGTTGACTGCCGCTTGACAGGAAGAACGGCCAAAAGTCGCGGGAAACCGCGATTTTCGTGTCAAGCTGTCAAGCGATTGTCAAGTAAGTGGACGGCCCTGACGCTAGCGGAGTGCCGAGCATCCGCCCCCGGCATAGGATATCGGCCAGGAAGGACCCAAATAATTCAAAGGCTTAGCTGATGAAACGACAAAGGCCGCGGCATCCCCGCCATGGCCCACGCGCGCCTCTCCCGAGCATGACAATAAAATTATCAAAACCCGGCTTTTTTGTCCGCCTCAAAAGTGTTCGCGAACACTTTTCTATCTGCTACGCATTATTGTCGCCATGGCTCTGAGGCGGGCGGGGCGTTTCGGAATATCCGTGCCGTTGAGTTTCATGGCAATGACGCACAGTCCCATCACCCAACGCTCCCACGCAGCGGTTCGCCCCATTCCAGCAACGTGGCAAATAGGTTTCCAGCGCTTTCCGGAAGCCCGGCTCCAGACGATTTTGGCGTCCACGGGCTCCAGCCACCGCAGCCACCTCATCGCTTCGTCCATGCGGTCAATGGACGCCGGTGACGGCCACGGGCGTTTGAGAACCGGATCGTGCCAGCCGAATGCGTCGAAGACACTCCGAACGACCTCGGGCCAGACGGAGAAATACCCCTGCACCTGTTCCTCGGGCAGCCGTTTAAGCACGTCAGCGGCTTCCGCAAGCTGTTCTTCCACCAGCAATGGCGTCCAGTGTTTATCGCCCATGGGCTTCCTTGCGCCGTTTGCCAAAGAGTTTCTCGCCGAGTTGCCTGATCAACTCCCGCTCCGGCCAGGTCAGCCGATCGTCTTCGACCGACACGGCAAGCAAACCCTGTTCGCGCCAGCCGTCCCGTTTGACGTCATCGACGGAACGCCGCTCGCCGCCATACCCCGTCGGATGCCATCTCATCGCTGCACCTCCCGCAGACACGCGGCGTAGCCGGCAACGTCGACGATGCTGTCCAGATGCTTCGGGTCGTGAACCAGCCGGGCCATCTTGAGGTCGATCAGGCACAACGCCACCTGGGCCGGCGTGACCTTGGCGCCCAGCACCAGGGACCAGCGCTTGGCGACGTGATCGAACAGCGCCGTGGCCTCGCCGTATTGCCGCCGCCGGTTCTCGACCACGCCGGCGGCGTGCTTGAGCATCATTTCCGAGTTCATTGCCGTTCTCCGTGCTTACGCGGCCCCACTGGGGCCACGGTCACTCCGAACCCCGTTGCCAGTTGCCGCTGGCCGTAAAGCGCGATCAGCGCCGCCTCGGCCCGACCGTCGTCTTTCACCCGCGTCCACAATCCGGCATGCCCGGGCATCAACGCCGACGCCCGCGCCCGGCTGCCGTCCTTGCCGGCGCGCACGCCGAGGCCGGAGCGCCATTTGCGGGGCGCAACGTAGTCGGTCGGAATGATCGCGGCCGCGATCACCCCCTCGGCGATGCCGAGCGATCGGCCGAACTGGAACATGCTGGTCACGCCCTGACCCGGCATGGCGCCGACCTGCTCGACGAAGGGGTGGGCGACGGGGCCATGAGCGTCAACGATGCGCGCCAGTTCGTAGCGATCGATCTCGCGCTTGGCTTTGCCGCCTCGCTTGAGCCGGTGCACAGGCATGTCGAAAACTTCGAGGGCGCCATCGGCATCGAGGAATGCCAGCGCGCCGCCCAGTCCCGGATCGATGCCGAGAATTTTCCGTTGTTCACGGCTCATGATCGCTGGCCTCCTTTGGCCATGGCGGTGCTGCTGGATTTACCCATCGCCTTGCGCCGGTTCGTTCGGGTAGAGATTGATGATTTCGGCGTCGGGGAAGACGCCCTTCGCGGCCTTGAGCAGTTCCATGCCGCCGACCAGCGCCGCCACCTCGTCGGGTGTGATCCAGATGACCTTGTCGCCGTGCAGTTCCCGCACCCGGGCGATGGCGTGCTTCTGCTCGCCGATGGCGACCCTGGTGCCGGTTCCGCCGTGAAAACCCAGCAGGTAGGCGTCATCCTCGGCCCTCGCCGCTTCCATGGCCCGGGCAACCGCCGCCCAGCCCCGGCACATGGCGGCGGCCTGCTCCTCGACCTCATGGTCGGTGCCGGTGATCAGGGCTTCGTGATAGAGGCCCTGCTGCTCGTTGAATATCTTGTACAGGTCGGCATCGACGCGCTTGAGGGCGGCCAGCGTCCAGCGGCTCTCGAAGGCCTTGGCGGCCTCGGCAACCTGGCCCATGACGCGGGGGATCAGCGGCTCGCCGACCCGGCGTGCGACGCCGCCGCGCGGAGCCGCGCTCACCACGACCCCACCACGGAGATGCGGCACTTCTCGCGCGCGCGTATTATGTTCCCCTTACTATTCATTATTTATCTCCTTTTTTTATGTTTTGAACTAAATAGAAAAGAAGTGACGCAACCTGACCTGATGCCCTGAAAGCCCTTGGTTTCCGCCGGTTTTGACGTGCGGCACTTCGTGCGGCACTTTGGGATTTTGCGGCACTTCGATGTGCCGCACGGAAATCGCGAAGTGCCGCAACGTGGCGCGGATTTGCGGCACTTCGTGCGGCACTTCGGAAGCCGATTTCGGTCGTTAACGGGCCCATCAGAACCTCGGCTCCTTGCCCTGGCGCCGGCCCGCCGTCGGGTTCTGGAAGGACTTGTTGATGAAGTTGTCGACCTCGCCGGAGCCCGCCTGCTTGCCGTAGTTGTTGTCGGCGTAGTCGTGGATGTAGCCGATCCCTTCGTCGGTCAGCTTCAACCCGGTGACGTAACGGCGGTTGCCAATCTTATGGTCGCCAGTCCCCGGCATGGCGCGGCGGATGGCCGGGAACACCGTGCGTCCGCCGAAGGGTTTGGCGTCCTGGCCGAACTCCGAGATCATCCAGCCGTTGAGGGAGGCCAGCAGATCGCGACGATCGACCATCATGCCGTCCGATGGCTGCACCGCCGCGGCCAGCCAGGCGCCGATGGGGTTGTTGTCGTGCTCGAATATGCCGACGGCGTCGCGCATGACCTTGGGCGGATCGAAATACCGCCGCTCGGCCAGCCGGGCGTAACCTTCTAGCGCCCAGTTGAGGACACCGCCGAGTTCGGCTTCGACCACCCGCTCGGAGATCGATTTCTCCTCGGCCGCCGTCTCGTCGTGCTCGACGGTCATGGGCAGCACGATGGAGCGGTTGTAGACGGCGTGGGACTGGTCCTTGACCCGGGGCAGATGGTTGGCGGTAAGGCAGACCGCGATATCGAGACTGCCCTCCCAGTTGTCCTTGTTCTTGCGCGGAATGCTGACCGGCTCGCCGGTGACGATGACCTTGTAGCGCTCGGCGTCCAGGAACTCGCCGCTACTGACCGCGTCATCGGCGATCCAGGCCGAGGCCCGGATCAGCGGCTGCATCCCGAAATGCTCTTCCAGATCCCGTGCCCGCATGCCCGTGGCGCGTCCGCCGATCAGGGCGCGCAGCACCTGCGCCAACTGGGTCTTGCCGGTCCGCGACGGTCCGTAGGCGATCAGGCCCTTGGTCATCTCGCGGTTTTTGCCGCGCACCAGGGCCGAGCCGAACCACTCGGCCAGGGATCCGATGACGGCCCGGCGCTCATCCCCCTCGACATTGCCGAAGGCGTTTTCCAGAAAGGCACTCCAGATCGGGGAGGTCGCCGCGGCATCAATATCGGCCTCGACCCTGCAGGTGGCGTAGTCCGTTTCCAAATGGCCTCGGACCTTCCGGGTTCTGGGGTCGATGGCGCCGTGGCGGCAGACGATGACGCCGGCAGCGTCCCATTCGATCCCCTCGCGCAGGAGGCCGGGGTGCTCCATCACGTAGCGCCAGGCGGCGTTCAGGAGTTGCGGCGAGGTCTTCTGGCCCATGGCCCGGACCACGCCCTGGATGGTGATCCGCATGAGGTGTTCAAGCTCGTCGTCGAAGGCCCGCCAGAACCCGTCGGCGTAGGTCCAGGTCAGTCCCTGGGTCAGCATCAGCACGCCGCGATGATCGGTCCAATGGGCGATGGCGGCCTCGCCGACCTGGGCGATCAAGTGCGCCTTGGCGGCCTTGGTCTTCTTGGCGGGCTCCGGCTGGGCGGCGCTGTCGCCGGCGGTAGCGGAAGCTTTTTTGACGGCGCGTTTCTCACGGACCTTGGCCAGGCTGACGACGCCCTCCTGGGCTTTGCCTCCGAATTTCTCCCGTGCCGAGGCGATCATCCGGCGGATCGCGAGCTCTTCGCGCTTCCAGTTCCAGGTCGCGCCATGGCGCCCGGCGGCGGCGCGAGTGGCGTCCAACAGCACGGCGACGATCTCGTCCTCGTCGACGTCCTGTGAGGCGAGCGAGGCGGAAACACGCAGCTGCGTTTGATGAATGCTGGTTTCGCCTTCGCCCAGATGGGTCATGGCGGCCAACGCCTGCTCGGCGTCGAGCGGTGGCTTGAAGCCCAGGCGCTTGGCGGCGGCGAGATAGGGATTGTCGTCTTGCGCCACCGGCTCGGCATCGCTCGGCGCCGGCCGTTCGACCACGGGCCGCTGCCAATCGAGCCATTCGACGAGATCGTCGAACTCGTGGCGCGCCCAGGTGGCCTCGAGAACCCCGCACGTTGCAGGCGCGCCGGCGTTGGCCGCCGTGACGTCGGTCTTGGTGTTCAAGGTTCCCGGCAGGCGCATCACGCGGGCCAGGTCGCAGACGTTGAGATCGCCGGCGCAGATTCCGGCGAGCTGTTTCAAGGCGCTGGTGATCGCCTCCTCGGCGGACTCCGCGTCTGGCGTATCGGCGGTCACGTCGATCGCCTCGTTGAGCAGCCAATAGGCATGCAGGCCGCCGCCGCTGTCGATGATCACCGACGGCGGAAGCGGCAGCGGGCGGAGCGCTGAGGCGACCGTGTCCTTGTCCAGGCCCATTTTTGCGGTGTCGATGTCGACCCAGAGCGCCGGGCATTCCACCAGATCGACCCGCCGCCCGGTGTGCGACCCAGTGACCCGGGTGCAGACGCCGAAGAACATGCCGCGCCCGTTGCCATCCCACCTGGCGCAGTGCGCCGTGATCATCTCCATGTCGCGGGTGAACAGGGGCCGCGCCGGACCGTCGCCGCTCCGATTGGTGAATGAGCGCAACTCGACGGCGTGCTCGGTGGTCACGCCGAAGAAATCGGCGAGAAAATCTGCGGACTCCTTATACGATCGCTCACGCATTATGGTGCTCTGGCTGGCCTGCTGTTGCGGGTTGGCGCGGCGTTGGACGGAGGCGTTGCATCGCCCCCGCCCAACGTGTCGGGTCCGGGACCCCGAGGGTCTAGAACCTGGTACGACGGCCGGCGCCGGGACGGTTCGCGCTGTTGGCGGCGCCGGTCGTTCCCTCGGGTTTGGAAGCCGGTTCTTGCCCGGTCTGCTCATCGGCCTCGTCAGTCAGCAGGTCCGTCTCGACCACCCAATCGACCAGTTCGATGACCGGCACGTCGACGCGGCCATAGGCCTTGTTGGGGTGGGCGTAATCGGAGGCTTGCAGCTCGACCACGGGCAGCTTGCCGGGCTTCTGCCGGTAGGCCGTGCCATAGGCCTTGGCAAACGCGCCGATGGCCCCGATGCCGCCACGCGTGCTGGTGGCAAACAGGAACTCGTCGCCGGTCTCCGGTCCCTTCAGCGGCAGGTGATTGGTGAACTGCCACGGGTCCTTGGGATCGCCGCGGTCATCGGTCTCCCACTGGCCCCGGTCGTCGTCACCGAGCTCGTTGCGTCTCGGCGGCGCCACACCGTCGCCGATCAGCACCATGACCTCGTCGGTGGGGCGGCCGTCCCACCACCGGACCCAGCCGACCTTGGCTTCCGCCATGTTGGCGATCAGCCGGGTGCCGACCGGAATTTCGATGTCGTCCTGGCTATAGAAGAACCGGCCCTTGCGGAACTTGATGATGTTGCGGGCGCCGCCGGTGGCCTGATCACCATAGGCGGCATAGGGGTTGTAATCGTCTGCGGTGGCGACGGTGCCGCCGCCGGTTCGGGTCGTAGGTACGTTTGACATTTTTCAGTTTTCCTTATGTCAGGTTGCGGTTATTTGACCTTGATGGTCAGACGTTCGCCGGGATCTCCCGGCGTCTCGAACGGCGAGAGATCGATGCCGGCTGCCTCTACGGCCTTCCTGTTCAGGGACAGGCGTCCCTTGACCGGGAAGTAGGTCACCGACCAATCGTCGCCTTCGACCTTGCGGGTCCGGTGTTCCCGCAAGAATTCCTTGATCCGTTCCTGGGCCTCGGCATGGCGCCGGGCCGTGGCGTCCTTTTCGGCCCGCGCCGCCTGTTCCTCGTCGACCAGGGTCTTGAGGGCCGCGAGCGCATTGCCGCCGAGCGGCTCCCGGTCTTCGGGGATGGCGCCGACGATGTCGCCGGCGCAGAGACTCCGGTGCGGGCAGTATTGGCATTCGCGGCCGCCGGCGAGCTTGCCTTCGGGCGGCAATTCCAGGGATGCGTCCGCCGTCATGACCCGGGTGGCGCGGACCTTGGCCGCCGCGTAGATCTCCGGATCGAACGGGATCGCGAACTCGGTGACGTCATCGAGGAACGAGGCGTCGGTATAGGAGATCAGCGCGAAATTTGGCCTGTATTCGGTGCAGTGCCGGATCAGGCCCATCTGGCAGTGGACCTGGAATTCATGCTCGGCCTTGGCCTCCTTGAGGCTGACGCGGGGATCGATGCTCTTGCACTCGACCACCAGGCTGTCGCCGCCGATGTTGTCGATGCCATGGTGGGAGAGCGCGTCGGAGGAAACGCCGACCAGCAGGCCGTCGCTGGTGGCCGAAAGATATCCGTCGACCAGGGTTTTCTGTTCCGGGCCCGCGAACAGGAGCGCGACACCGTCGGGCAGCTGGGCGCGGATGCCGGGCTCCCAGTGATGGTTCTCGATGAGATCACCGCGCAGCTTGGCGCCGTAACGGTCGATGTAATCGGGATCGGAGTCGGTGCCGTTCTTGACGAACCAGGTCTTGCGCAGGCACTGGCCGACTTCGCTGGCGCCGACGGTAAGATTACGGTCATGTTCCCAGGTCTTGCCGTTGGCGGCGACGTGGGCATCGAGCATGGATTTGATGGAAATCGTCGGCATCAGGTCACCCTCAGCAGGCGCTTGATGATGAAGAAGGCGCTCATCCGCTCGCCGGGCAGCGGATCGTCCAGTTCGATTAGCCCGGCGTCGCGGCGGATGCGCCCGATACGCTTGTCGATCAGGCGGAGCGCCAGGCGGCGGAAATCCTCATTCGCCTGCAGCAGCCAGTCCTGGCCCTCGAGGCGGGTGATCATGACGTCGGCCTCAATGATGGTGAGTCGGTCGAACTCGGCGAGGAGAGAGGCCAGGCGTTTGCCCAGAGGAGACGCCAGCGCCTCGGCGGTCCGCCGCGCTTCCTCGCGCCGGTAGTGAGCCGCGAGCCGGCCGCGCTCCTCGAGGCGCTTGTCCTTGGTCGACTTGACCTGGCGGCCGGCCGGCCGTTTCAGCCTGGCCTTGACCGGGCGCGGCGTGTAGACGTCGGCGAAGGTCTCGAAGGGGTTCAGGGTGACCATCAGCTGGCGCTCCCTCTCACGGCCAAATAGGCGGTCGCGTCCTTGCCACGACGCTCCTGGACTAGGTGCAGACGCCCCCGCAGGGCGAACTCCATGGCGCGGTCGGCGATCCGGCCTAGCTCCCGGCGCAGTGCCTCGGAAAGCGGGCTGCCAGCCTCGCGGTCTGCGCCGAGATGCCCCCGGTGGTATTCGAGTCGATCCCCGGGCTGTGCCTGATCGAGCCACTGGAGGAAGTCGCCCTCCCGGATCACCAGGGAGCGGAGCGGCGGCACAGCCGACACGGGGGAAATCGCGGCGGTCATCGCGGCAATCACTGGGACCCGGCCGCGGCCGAGGTGCTGGCGCGGAGATTCTCGGCCTCGTAGGCCTCAATGTCCTCGAGCCGGTAGACGACTCGACCGCCGATTTTCAGATAGGCGGGGCCCTCACCGGTCCAGCGCCAGCGCTCCAGTGTGCGCTCGGAAATGTTCCAGCGGTCGGCCAGTTCGATCTGGTTCAAATGCCTGACAGCCATCTGGCTCTCCTTCGGATTTGTTAGCGTCCGAAGGCAGAATCGCGCAGAAGGCGGGAGAAGAGCGACGACCCGGGCGGGAGAAGAACAGGGAGAAATCGGCCTAGAGTTCGAATCCCCAAAGGCCGTTACTGGATTTGAGAAAGGGCTCCAGAAGAGCCCATTTCTTTGCGCCAAAGGCCCGGCGCAGGCCAGTTGCGCCGGAGCCTGCCGCAGTCAACAGTTCCTGAACCGAAAAGCGCTTGCCATCCCGGAACCCGGCGACCAGTCGCCCGATGATCTTGATCTGTTTGTCCGTCTTGAAGTCGATGGCGACGGTCCCGTTGATAACCAACTTCCGACCGTCCGGCGAGAGGTAGAGCGCCTGGTCGATATCCGGATGATGAGAGCCGTCCAGGCGAGAGGCGAGGATGTCCGGATGGACAGCCAGCCCCGATGCGAAGTCGATCACGTCGCGCACACCAACCAGCAGATGACCGGCGATCGTCTCATCTGGGAAGCGATGCGACGGGGTGCTGGTCAAAATCACCCGCAACCCTGATGTCGGGCGCGCCTTCGCCAGATCCTTGATCTGCCGCCACACGGTCGGTTCATGGAGCCGCCTGGCAAACCAGATCGGCACTCGCTGTGTCCGGCGGCCGAGACGAACGTCGCCAATCTCCCACAGCAGGTCGGGAACGAGTGGCGCCCGCCCCGTGCAGGAAGGCCAGTCCACTTGGCCCATCAGTTCTCCGATAACTGACGGAACGTCCACTTGGAACCGGGCGATTTGATCATCCGGCACGGTGATCCAACCGGCAGCCGGACTGAAATAGCCCAGTCCCCCGTCCTCGGCGGACCACGACAAGGTCACGGGGGCGTCGTCGTGATCGACCCCGGAAACCGACACCGCTTCGTGCCCATGTGGCTTCAGCAGTCCGGCTTCCTTCAGGACAGCGGCCTCGGAAGCGTAATAGTCGTCCAGCACGGCCCCGGAGATGGCTGCCTCCGGTGTCTCGACGGCGCTCAGCAGCAATTCCAGAGCCGCAGGTGCGAGGCCGGAGCCGTTACCCGGCATCGCGCAGGACGCCCCACCGGCGCAGGTACCTCTCCCCGATCAGCTGCTCGCGCTCGGTCTGATCCTTGAGATTGCAGCCGTGCGGCATGGTGATGGTCAGGGGCAAGGTGCGCGTACGCCGTGACTCGCCGGTGGCATGAAAGCGGATAGTCAGCTTGGCCTGGGTGGCGACCCACCCGCCCTGAAGGGGATCGGCGCCGCCAAAACGCTCGCTTGCCATGTCCCAGATCGAGCGATCGGCCTTGCGCAGGCATTCCAGCGTCACCCGCTCGCCAACGCTCTCGATGGGCATCAGGCGTAATGACTTGACTTCAACGGCGGCAATCCCGTCCGCCGGGTCGGTGGGAAAATCGTGGGGTTTCAGCAGCACTGAAAGATCGTAGTGGCGGAACGGCAGCCGCTCCTGCTGGAATTCGATCCCGAGCAGATCACGGGCCAGAAACCGGACCATGTCCTCGCGGCTTTCCCGGTCGTTGGCGACGACCTCGATGACACCGGTCTCGGGCTCGTAGGTCATCGCCGCCTCGAAGACGGGCCGACGAGGCCTGCGGGTTAACTTGCCGTGTTCATCGAAGGCAAGATCATCATCGGGAAGCCCCTCCCGGTAGACCACGACCTGGACCAGTTCACAGTCCTCGCCCTCGAACATTGGCCGGTGACGGTCGAAAATGTCGACATAGACATTGTTCGAGGCGAACCGCACCCGGACCGCCTTCTCGAACGCGGCCACGGCTTCGGCATGCCGTTGCAGGGCGACGTTCGGCGTCCCGATGAAGCCATCCCACATGCGGCCACGCCGTCGCTCGTCGGTGAAGCGGACCTCCTCGGCCCGAAGGAAGCCGGCCGGGTCATTCAGGAACATCCACAACGCCCGATCATGGGTGTTGCCAAGGTCGTCCAGCCGAGCACGATCCTCGATCACGCTGTAGAGCGCTGTCTGGCCCGCCTCGTCCGCCATGTTGGTGACGCGTTCGGCGTCGTTCATCATGCGTGCGAGGTCGGTTTTGTCCATTTCGTCGACGAGCTGCAGCAAGGGACGCACGACATCGCATTCCGGGCCGTCCCAATCGATCTCGATGGGAATTTCAATGCCGGCCTGTTCGAAATAGATGCGGAGGGAGGCGGCCGGGGTGTTGCGGATGAATTTGGCGACGCTGGGCATTCGTTGGTTCCTTTCACATTGCGCGAATTACTTGAGCCGGTCCTTCACGGCCTTGTTGACGGAATTCCGGCCGACCTTGACCTTGGCGACCGAGCGCCCGTAGGTGTCACGGGCGACTGTATCGATGGAGACGGTTTCACCCTGGATCATGTCCTTCAGCGCCTTGGTGGCTGCGGAACCGCCGGGAGTGCCCTTTTCGGGGGCATCCACGTTGGCAAGCCTGACCGGGTTCTTGCGGCTGGCGGTCATGAAGGTGTCGCCATCGATCACATTTGTTACGCGTTCTTTTCGGGGCATCTCTGCACTCCAAGTCTGTGGGGCCAATTACCGGCTATTGCCGATAAGCTAATCAGCGTATTTCAGGCACATGAACGGAGTCAAGGGAAAATCTACGCGGTTCCGCGAATTAGCGTGTATAGGTCAGTTGAAAAGTGATTGTTGGCTGTCTGAGGATGCCAACAGGCTCAGTTTGAAGAGCCGCACCCGTGCAGCTTCTTCGGAAACCTGAAATTGCTCCACGACCGCGCCGACAATCTGTTGGCCTTGTTCCGACGCAATAGCGACGGCGCCGTGCAGCCCGCGCTCGGCGCAAAAATCCGAAACCAGTCGACGTATCGACGACACGGGCATCAGAATGGCGCCGCTGACATAGCCCGCCTGCCACTCCATCCAGTCGTAGTTCCGGGCATCGAGGATCGTATCCCGCTTGCAGATCGCCTTGTTCTCTCTGTTTTGCCGGTCAAACAGTCGGCCTGTCATGAACTTTTCGGCCCAGAGATAGCGATGGAAGCGCACATGCCCGAACTCATGAGCAAGCGTGGTGCGCAACCGATTCTCGCGCCGAGGGTCATTTGCCAACTGTTCAGAAATCGAAACTTCCGGCCCCTGGTCAGGATAGAAGACGGTCATGCCTTCGACATCCTCCCCAAACATCGAGAGATCGACAGACGAATCGAGGCTGGCATCAGCCTGCTCGATCAGTATCGAAAGCTCGTCAGTTGTGATTGGAAGGCGAACCTCGCCGTGACGCTTCCTAAGGAATGACCCGACGATACGCTCGCACTCGCGATCAAGCTCCTCGGGCTTGTAATGGGGACGTTCTGAAAATCGACCGGTTTTATCTGGAACCGATTTCACCATGGGGACTGTACCTACTTGCCCAAAATGTCTTTTCGGAAGTTGGCGAAGCCCGAGACGACCCTTTCCCGGTCTCGAACATTTTGCCGCAGATCGTCCGGGATCTTGCCTGCAAGCACGAATAGATAGCCTTCATCCTCACCAAGTACCCGTGCGAACTCGCGAATGAGATGGTCCGACGTCGGGCTGCGGCGATCATGTTCAATATCGTTGAGATACTGCGGCGATATACAGCCTTCGCCCTCTTCTTTCATAACCAATGCGGCGAGTTCCTTCTGGCTAAGACCCTTCGCCTTCCGTGCAGCCGCAATCGCACTCCCGAAGGTCATGGATTGAGATGACATGCGGTTCGCTCCCTCCCAGGCAGAAAAAATGGCGATCCGCTTGTACGCGGATCAGCGAATTGTTACTCTCTATCCCGATAAGGATCAACCCACTTCGTCGCTGGCGGGGCTGTTAAATCGCTCCCGCGAAATGATAAGGAAACGACATGCCCCATGCGATAATCCGTGGCAAGAACGGTCGACGTCACGAGGTCGATTTCGGCAACGCTAAAATTAGGGTCGAAATGCACGCCAGTGAACAGGTCGTCGAGATTTCCATCGAGGCCCCGGACGATCCCGCTCCATCGGACAAACAGCGCTTCGCCCTGCTCAACATCCCGCGTCACCTCTTCAGCGAGGCTATGGGCGAGGCGGCGCGACGTTCCGGCAAGACCAAGCTCTAACGGTTCGTTAGTAACGACATCTTGACTAACGCGTCGCCTTAGTAAAGAATACGTTCCTAACGGCATTGCGAAGGAGCGCGGGCGTTCCTTGCGGTTATCGAAAGGCTCGGCATGGGAAAACGAGAAACAGGACGGTACGAACGCGTTGACGTCGGCGGCGAGGAAGTCGCGACTTTCATTCCGCATCCGCTGCCGCCGACGGACCCGCCGCTGGCCATTGACGGTCCACTCGCCGAACGGCTTCGGCATGCGGAGCAGGCGTTGGCCCAGCTTGACCTTGCGGGCGAGATGGTGCCGTCGCTCGACTGGTTCATCTACGCCTTCGTGCGCAAGGAAGCCGTCCTCTCCTCGCAGATAGAAGGAACCCAGGCGACGCTTGTCGACCTGCTGGTATTCGAGGCTGACGAGCAGGGTTCCCCCAATGCCGACGTCGAGGAAGTCTGCAACCACATCGACGCGCTCGGCTACGCCCGCGCCCAGATCGCCGACGAGCGTGGGCTGCCGCTTTCCATGCGCCTGTTGAACGAAACCCACATGCGCCTGATGCAAGGCGTTCGCGGAGCTTCGAGGCAGCCTGGCCAAGTGCGCAGTAGCCAGAACTGGATCGGCGGCAGCCGACCCGGCAATGCGCTCTTCGTGCCGCCCCCGCCCCATGTCCTTGCCGATCTGCTCGGCGCCTTCGAGAAACACATGCACGGCGACGACTCGTTGCCCATGCTGGTGCGCGCCGGGCTGTTGCATGTTCAGTTCGAAACTATCCATCCATACCTCGACGGTAACGGACGCATCGGCCGCCTGCTCATCACGCTGCTGTT